TCGCTCCCACAGGGACTGTGTTCAACTGAGCTTCAAGGCAACAGCACCGCACGGCGCGCATCGCCGAGAATGTCGACGCCGTTGAGCACGAACTTCTGGGTACGCACGTCGATGTCGATCACTGGAACGCCGTTTTCCAGGCGATTGTAGGTGCGGCACGACAGCTCAAGATTGGTCTTGGGCTTCTCACCCATCTTCAGCGCGGTTTCTTCCAGGGATTTCAGCTTGCCGCCGACGGTGTGGTAGGTGAACCAGGTGTTGCCATCCTGATCCTGACCGGCCTCACGCACGTTCAGCAGAATGTCGTCACCGACACTGACGCCCAGCGCCAGCATGATTTCCGGACCGACACCTTGCAGGCTGAGCTTGGCGTTGAGTGCCTTACCGCCCTTGGCCATTTCCTCGGTGATGAAACGCCCGCCGCGCATCTCTTCCATGTCGAACTCGATCTTCGGCGGGGTAAACTCTTCCACGGTCGCCGACAACGGCAGGCCTTGCAGGGTGGCCGCGATGGCCTGTCTTACGCGGTTGGTAAACATTAGAGAACGTCCTCCAGGAACTGCTCGATGATTTCATCGCGGGCGTTGAGTTGATAAATCATGTGTTCGTTCGGCGCGTAGCGGCCGTAGTCGATCACCACGTACCAGGTGCCGTTCTTGTACTTCTCTACACTGTTGAGTTCCGGATGCAGGTACACGCTGCCGCCCGGGATGGTTTCGTCGGCCACCAGGGTTTGCAGCCAGTCGTTGATGCGCTTGACCTCCTGGTCCATGAACGACTTGGTCAGGTTCTTCGCCATGGCTTTTTGGCCAGCCTTGACCAGCTTGCGGCTGATGGCATCTTCCAGGCCGACGTAGCTGATGAACTTGCCGGTGATGGAGCGGTTGCCCAGCAGCGAGAAGCCACCGAGGATGGTCCGGGCGTAGTAGCTGACGCCGTAGCGGTTGAGCAGGTCGCCTTCGGTGGAGGTGTCGAGGATGTTGTATTCCACGGTGCGCGAAACGTCCTCGGCGTAGGTCACCTGGTTGCCCGGGCTCTCCCATTGCTTGACCTTGGCGAGCGCGGCGATGGCCAGGCTCGACGGGGCCAGGAAGACGTTTTTCTTCGCGGCCTTGGAGTAGACCGCCGGCATGTTGTGCACCACCAGGCAACGGTCGAAACCGAGGTCGGCGCCGCCCAGTTCCTGGCTGTAGGTCACTTGATCGGCGACCGCGGCATCCTTGCCGTCGAGTACCACGCGAGCCTTGATGCGCTTTCCGAACGAGGCGAACTCACTAGCCACCGCCTTGGTGCCGGTGAAGCCCGGCGCGCCAATGATGGTCAAGTCCTCGGCCACGCCACTCAAGGCCGCCAGGCCCAGCTTGCGACCGGTCTGCGCTTCGATGCCGCCGATGACGTTGTTCTGCGTATCGGCGGGGGTGGCGCCCTCTTCGACGATCACCACGTAGACTGGCACCTTGACCACTTTGAGGATCTGGAACACCGCGTGATACAGCGTACCGGCTTCGGTGCCGGTCGGATCGAGCAATGCCTGGGTGGTGAAGCTGTTGATGCGGAACGGTGCGTTGCGCGGAATCAGCGGATCGGCCTTCGGCGCAGTGCCGACCAGCCCGATGACGTTGTCCCCCAGGCCACCCATGGCCTCGGGAGATTCGGTGGCATTGACGGTAATGCCGTTGTGCTCGAAGTTCAAAACCTCAGCCATGGTTATTCAGCCTTTTTGGTGGTGGCCTTTTTGGCCGGTTGGGTTGGGGTGGCTTGCGTGTCGACAGCCTGTTTGTGCGCCTCCAGGACGCTGGTCAGCTCTAGGCGACCGGCACTACGCAAGGCATTGGCCTCGACATCCAGTAGTTCGAGCTCCTGACCGATGCTCGACCAGTGGCCGCCGCCGGTAGGAAATGGCACCAGCACGGTGTAAGGCTTACAAATGGGCATCTATGGGTTCCTCCAGACGCGAAAACACAAAAGCCCCGATCACGGGGGCTTTTTGCGGACGAAAAAAAACCGCTGTCGCGGTTGGGTTTACTTGACGAAGGCCGGCAGCACGGGCCAGACCAGTTTGGATGGGTCTTCGATCTGCTCGGGGATATCACGCAAGGCTTGGCGGTAGGCCTTGACCTGGGCTCGCTGTGCGTCTGTCGCCGGGTAGTCGGGCAACTGGGTGAAATCCGTCTGCCGCAAAAGTTGATCGCGGCGTGTACGAATGGCGGCCCATTCAATTTCTCGCGTGGGAACGGCCAGTGGAAGCTCAGGGGTGTTACCGGTGGATAGGTCAGACATATTCATTCCTTGCTGAAAACGACGGTGTCGGCCAATGACAACTTGGTTTTCAAGTCGCCCTGATTGAACAGCCGGCCATTGCCCACGCGCATCGTGTCAATCCGTACAGTGGTGTAGTAAATATTGGGAATCAAAATTCGCATGACAATGTTGCCGTTCGTATCGACATAAACGGCAGGCGTCATGTTTCCGAAGGTCGAGGCGTTTTGCAGTACCCGAGTCGGTTGATAGCAGTATCCCACCAGGGTTTCGTCGATAATTTTTGCAGTACCGTAGCTATACCCCTTGATGTTGAACCAGAACATTTCAGAGTTGACGTTGATGTTCAACGGCACCTTGAAATGCATATATACATTCGTGCTGGAGCCCAGGTCGGTAGTCGTAAACTCCCCCTGTGCGAGGCTGGGGTAGGGGCCTCCAGTCCCATAAACATGCCCCTGCAGCACATTGCGACGAATCGTACCCAGCGCAGCCGGATCCCCTTCTACATCCTTAAGGCTGCGCCACTCATTGAACTGTGCCAATGCCGTGGCCATGGTCGTATTGATGCTGCCAATCTTTCCATTGACCGCCGTGGTCAAGTTATTGGCCGCTGTCACCAGCGACGCGATAGTGGTTTCCAGACTCACGTTTCAAATTCCTTGTGCAGTTGATTTATTTGGCTTCAAGCGCCATGACCCGAAAGATCAGGCCGACGTGCCGCGCCATGTTGTCGATGTTGGCCGTCGCCAGCGCAGCGATCTCCTCGCTGAGCAAGATATTCAGGCTCTCGGAGCCGACGACCACCGTGACGCTTTGCGCCGGTAATGGTGAGATATCCAGCGTGAATTTTTGCAGTACTCGCGCCGCCGCCGCTTTGTAAGTCAGCAACTTTCCGGCCACTGAATAAACCGCCAGTAACGTGCCGGTAGAGAGGTAGAAGCCGAACTCCCCGATCTCGTATTCATCAGGCCCGTCGAATAATGCAGCCATTCTCAGTTGCCCTGGATCAAGGTCTTCGTAATCCACGATTGCCACGCGCTGTCGCTCATTGCGAAGCGCAGTTTCCGCTCCAGTTGGATCGTAGCGGGCAGTGCCGGCACCGATGTGAGTGATCTCACCTTTCAAGCCTTGGTTCTTTGCCTGCAACACTTCCGCCAAGCCGGCGGAAGTGAAGCGAACCAAGCGCGTAATGTCTTCTGTCATGGCTGCGCCCTGAGGTCGTAATCGTTAATGGTGTAGCGTTGGGAAATTCCAATGCTGATAAGCCGCGCACCGAACTCAAGTACCGGCAGTGCTCCGCATAAAACCAGTTCACTGTCGCTCAGCGGCCCGTGCAAAGCTGCCGCCGCGCCCAGGCCGCCGCGCGTTTGATGCACGACGGTGATGGTGGCTTGGTCGCGCTCGCTCTTGGCGGCATTGATTCGCTGTATCAAGCGACTGTGATCACCGCTGGCCCAGCCTTGGCCGATGATGGCTTGCACATCAAAGGTGTAGGGATGGGCATTGGGTTGCTGTTCGTACCAGGCGGTGACGTGGGGCGTGAACCCCAGGGATTCGACGGCACGGTTCAAGGCCTGGCGGGTGCCCGCCTGGCGCTGGATCTGCCAGGACAGCGAAACCGTCAATCTCTTTTCCAGATCGCTGGCTGTCGCATCCCATTCGCTGACGCCGCGATCCGCCGCCAGATAAGGCAAGAAGGAGGACGGTGTCTGGCTCGCGTTCATCAGCTCGGGGAATGGCGGATCAATGCGCTCCAGCAACCGGGCGAAACCCAGGTCAAGTGCTCGTTCCAACGCTGAGCTGTTGGCGGGCAACAGGCTCGGACGAGAGGCGTCATCACTCATAGCGTGTCCACCTCAACCTCGACGCCCGTGCAATACGGGGCTTGGAAAGCTGTCGTCACTATCGGCACCAGCGGTTCGAGAATTTGCAATTGAACCGCCCCTACGCTGTGCAGCATGTAGTCGATCCAGCTTGGATCGACCCGGCCCTCCAGGCGATGACACGCCTCGGCGTATGCTTGCAACTGCTGTTGCGCGGCGACCTTGGTCAGGCCCGAGTCAGGGCCGGCATTGATCTTCGCCACGACACGGATCTTGTAAGGTTTGATCTGCGCGGCCTGGACGATGACCAGGTCAGTTTCCGGGCGCACATCAGGCCGGGCGAAATGTTGGCGAACACCCTCGAGCAATGCCTCCGACGGTGTACCGTCACCCTCTCGGGAAAGCACCGTCACCGTAACTTCACCCGGTGCCGTGCGGCGTCCATTGCCGTCCTTGACCTGGGCGGCAAGCCCATCCGGGTCGAAGCTGTACGTCACCGTCACGACACCCGCCGCACTGCTGTCCACCTTTACCGCGGGGCGTTCGCCAAGGGTAAAAATCTCCCGCCGATACTGCATGCGTGAACCGGCCGCCGGGGCATGGGGCGCCAGGTAATAACGCAACCGGGCGTCATCGTCGCTTTCGTAGACCGGGGCGATGGGTGGGAACGCCGCCGGATCGCCCGGGTCGAGCAACTGGCGTTCGAGGCCCATGTCTGCGAGGCGAGCATCGAGATTGGTTCCTGTGGCCCACCACGCCAGCATCTGCTTGATCCGGGCGTTGTATTTGCGTTCGTGGGTTTGCAACCGCACGCAGAACGCCTCCAGGGCCAGGGTCAGCAACTCGCTTTCGTTTTCCAGGCTGACCGCAAGCCTGGCCGCGCTGTCGGGAGAGCGCGCACCGACGTACTCGACCACGAAGGTCTTGAACTCGGCGAGCAGGTCCTCGAACGCGTCGACGGTGACGATGGCCGGTTCGGCCAGTTGGTTCTGGCCGGGTATCAGCATGCTCATGTCACCACCTCGAACGTCTGTTTGCGGTTTTTCCAGGTGCCGGCGAAGCGCAGCAGCAATCCGGCGCCTTGGCGGCTGGCAACGATGACCTGCGGCTCGAAGTCGCCGATGCCGTTGTGTGGGTTGTAGAAGGCTTGGGCTGCGTGGCTCTGGGCAAGAATCAGCAGGTCATCACCGAGGTTCTGCCCCAGCAATTGCGTGAGTGCGCAGCCATATAAGGGGCGTTTCTGGCGGGTGCCCAAGGGGGTGGTCAGCGCCCGGGTGGCGCGCTGCACGAACTGCGGCCAGTCATCCACCGTAGCGCCGGTGTTTCTATCGATTCCGATCATGGGAAGCTCTTTATGCGGTACTGATGACACGCCCCTGGTGATCCACCAACGGGCCGCTCAGGTGCACACCGGAAGCGTCGAGCCGGATACCGACGGCACCCAGTTGCAGGTCGATGGCCTCAGGTGTCATCGCCAGCCTCGACGGGCCGATGGTCAACTCGAGGGATTCACGGGAACCGGTGAATGTCGCCGGGCCGTTTTTCCAATGCAGTACATGACTGGCATGGTCGTAGCCGTTTTCCGTGGCATCCGGATAAAGGCGACGGGTCAGCGTTGCCTGTGTCGAGACGGGAGGAAACTGACCGCCGTTGAGGCCGAACAACGCCACCGATTGTCCACCGTCATCGCCGCCGCCATGGTTCAGCAGCAGGCATTGCTCACCCACGGAGGGAATCCGCGATTCGCTCTGGGCACCGGCACTCGGGTTGAAAAAGCGGATCGCCGGGGTTAACAGCTCTCCATGGGCGACCTTGCAGGTATTGGTGGCCGCATCGACTTCCTGGCAGACGCCGATGCGACAGAGATTGTCTGCGCGTCGGTACAAGTCTTCGAGCTCGGTTTCCATCCCGGCCAGGCGCTCGATGATCGGCCCCAGGTACAGGCATAGAAGCGCATCGAACATGGTTCAGCCCTCCAGTGCGGTGTATTGGTCCGGGTCGTCGATGTTCGACACTTCCCAGGTGCGGGCGAATTTCGGGATGCCCAGCGGGTCCTCCAGCAGCGTCGGACCGAGGTACAGGGTTTGGGTGAATGAAACGGCCCAGGCGCTGTACGGCCGGGTCCCTCCGTTGAACACCGATGCAACGCCCTCGATATCCGTGGGCCGGCTGCACTGCTCAGCTGACAGATCCCAACGGTTGTCGACGATCAGGCGTTTCAACTGGCAGGCCAGGTCGCAGGCCGTCAAACCCGTGCCGGGCGAAACGACTTGCATGGAAAGCGTCAGGACATGGGCGATACGCCCGTCATTGGCACGGTTGCCTGACGTGTCGCGTTCGATGGCGATCAATACCCAAGACTGATCGCCGGTGTCGTCAAAGTCCTGGAGACTCCCAACCTTCAAGTCGGGAAAGGTGGTACGCAGCGTCTCGGCAATGGCGGAAAACAACTGCGAGGGTTTTTCGATGAGAGTGGGCATTGGATGGCCTCATTCCTGTGGATCGGCGGCACCGGCTCATTGTTGGTCGGGACGGGAATCCGGCGGTGGCACTTCACAAACGCCAATCCGCTTGGCGACCCAACGTTCGTAGAGACCGATGGCCACATCGGCACCGGCCATGGCGGTCAGGCACCCCAAGGCGCAGGCACTCCAGATCGACATGCCGAGGGCATACAGCAGCATGATTGCCGAGACACCGCAGATCACGCAGGCGCCGGAGCGCAAGGCCAGGCGCCGCAACAGCGACCAGCCTCGGGCACCTTCCTTGTCGGCACGCCACATCTCGCCGGACACCCCGCCCACCAGGGCGAGCAGGATGACCAGCCAGATCGGCATGTCCAGCAACGCTTGTTGCTCGTTTGTCATTCACGCCTCCTGGGGGTGATTGGGGTGGGCAATTGCGGGACGAACGGTGTTTTACAACCGCTCGACAATGACGTTGTCGACAAAAGCGAAGTGAGCATTCGGATCCTGCTCATTCCAAAAACTCAGCGTGGTTTGATCGCTCACCGCGGTGAAATCGTAGGTTCTGGTTTCCCACACCGTTGCGTCGCTGGTGGCGACAGGGGTGTCGAAACGGGCGGCCTGACCTGCCACCTTGACGTTGATGATGCCGGTCCCCGTGCGGTTCACGTATTTGGAACTGCCAGCACTGAACGTCAGGCGATAACCTGCGCCAACTACCGTGCTGATGTTTTGCTGGATGCCACCGCCGTTTTGATAGGTGTAGTTGGCGAGGTCAACACTCATCGCCCCTTCAGCGGCGACTGAGCTGCCAATGGCAGCCCTGACATTGATGTATTCCACACCCGACAGAAACGTGGTCCAACCGGTTACGAAGTCGGCTTGGGCAGGGGTATTCAGAACGCAGTCATTGCCACAACCGGGGGTTTCAAAACTGCCATTCACGACCAGGTTGGCCGCGAAGGCAGAACTGCCCACCGCCAACATCGCCATGGACAGGACGAACGAACCAATAAGTTTTTTGATTTTTTTCATGCTTTCACCTGAAGAGTCGATGTTCTTGCGCGGAGCATTCCGCATTCATGTCGCTCAAAGGCGTTCACTCGAGGCTCAACGGCCTTCACATGATTCAACGTCCCACACCGGGCACATTTGATCTGGAGTTCGGTGTTCTCGCCCATGCGGGCCAGAAGTCGTTTGCAGCGACCGCATCTGAAATCCTTCAGCATTTGAAAGCCCTCCATTGGCGGCGGTGATGATTTGAAGCGCCTCACGGCGCAGGCATTCCAAAAAGCCCGGTCGCCCAGGCTTTTCAGTAATGCGCTTGATCTTTCGGCGCGACTGGCGCGGTACGGATCCATTCAAATTGTTCCTCCGGCCGCGGTCCCTGCCCGCCGGATAACTGCTTCTGGTGCTTTACGCTGCACACCTGGGCCAGTTGCCAACCCTCTGAACCGTTGAGGCCGGTTCATCGCTGCCTGTTGATGAAACTAAAGAGCGGTTGTTGCCAGCCACTTTGTCGAGCGGCTTGGACACAGAATATGCATGGATGCATATACAGTCAATGCACAAATGCATTTATTTATGCGCGACAAATGCATCAGCGCATTGCCGCCCAGTGGGAACAAGGGTTGGCGCCCTTTTCGTGGGCGAAAAAAAACCCGCACATCGGCGGGTTTTATCTGACAGCGGAAGGGTTAGCGGGCGTACATGCCCCACCAGAAGACATGGCCGAGGATGACGATCTGCTCATCCTGCATTTCCTGGAAGCTGTAGTCTTCGTCCGGATGTTCATCGCGGTTGAAGCTGCGCAGGCGGATGCCGGTGGGCAGACGGTAAAGCTGCTTCACCCGCAACTGGCCGTTGTGATTGATGGCGTAGAGGTCACCGTCGACGATGTCGCCGATTCCGCATTTACCCGCATTCACCCCGACCGTGGCGCCATCGCGCAGCACCGGCAACATACTGTTGCCGCGTACTGTCACGCATTTGGCCTGGTCGAACTGCACGCCGTTATGACGCAGGCTGCGCTTGCCAAAGCGCAGGCTTGAGCGCTCGCTCTCCTCGATGACGAATCTTCCTGATCCAGCAGCCAATTCAACCTCACGCAGAAAAGGAACCGACACCTCGTCTTCTTCGACTGGGGTATCGTCATCCCAAAGGCTTATGTCCTTGAGCTCGGAATGCGGCTCGTCGCGGCGGCTGTTGCCGGCAGGCAAAACATCGGCGCGCCCGCGCAATTGGTCGGTGCTCACGGCGAAGTACTCGGCGATCTTCGAGATGTGTTTATCCGAAGGATCGACGATCTTGCCGCTGAGGATCCGCGAGAGGGTGGATTGAGGCACGCCGGTACGCCGGTGAAGCTCCGTGGGGGAGATCCCGTGCTGATCGAGCAATGCTCTTAATACGGTAGAAACGTTGCGTTTTTGCATAACGCGCATAGTGCTTGTTCTTTTCGAAGAAGACAAATGCTGATTTGCATAAACATGGGATGCAGCACACTTGAAGCCTATTCAGGCCAGTGTGGCGAGGGGATTTNNCTGGGGCGCGAAGCGGCCCCAAATGCCGCAGCCATTGAATTGACTCTAGGGGCTGCTGCGCAGCCAACGGGGATAAATCCCCTCGCCATAAGAGCTTGCTGGCCACGAAGAAACGCCTCCTACACATTCTTAGGAAGCCGCCGCCCCTGCGTCCTTCAAATGCGCGGCACCAGGCTACATCGCCTTGCGTCTCTGCCTACAACTGCGCCAGAATCCGCCGGCTTG